GAAAAGACTCACTTAGAAGCTAGGCTTGAGTTGATTGTTAGGGAATTACGACTTACTGTACTTAAAAATAGTATCACAAATGTTAATGCACATCATACAACTGACCGAAGAGGAAGATGAAAGCTATGATTTCCAGGATAACTCTGAGGAATCAGATGCTTATATCAACATCTATCAGGTGGCGAGTGTAACGGCTGATGAAGAAAATAGTGATAGGTGTTTTGTATATATGGCTAATGAAGATTACTTCTATGTAAACGAATCAATGGATAGTTTTACAGCAAGGTATCAAGCAGTCCTTTACGGATCAGTATTGACAAAGTTTTATGACACTAGAAATAGTCATAATTAAAATAGCTCTCATGTGTGGTGTGTGATTGTGTGTAGTTTTGGTTAACCCTCAGGTAAAATCTGGGGGTTTTTTATCGCTCATATAAAGTTCATTTATCGCTCATAAAAGGTAGTAAAACTACTACTTTTTGACTTATGTTTTATTGATATAAGTCAATTTGATACATAAAAAAGACGCCACTAAGAATAGCAGCGTCTAACTATTAAACTACAAACAAAACATACTACTTTTTGTTATACTGACTAGCTCCGTAACCGATAGTTACTGCAACAGATATAACGTATAAACATCTTTCATACCATTCCCAACTTGTTGGGTTATACTTATTGATAATGAAAGCAAACGGTAGATACAAACCTACTAATAAAAGTGATAAGTTGATTAAAATATCTTTATAAATTTTTGAGTTCATAACTAGAATGGTAAAGATTTGTTTGTTGGTTTATAATCACCTGCTTTAAATGTATCCATTTCGCAATAGAAATCACTTTGTTCAGGTCCTGCGTTCTTTTTGTCTTTAATTAGGATAGAACACCATCCTTTGTTAGATGCTGCGAACTCGTTTAGTTTCTTTAAGTCCTCTGGACCGAATGATACTTTTCTAAATGATCCGTAAGCTGATCTAAGTGTGAAACATCTTCCTAAGAAGTTCTCTTTTTGTGTTGCCATGATATTTGTTTTGGTTTATAAACTCTTTTTTAATTGCTCTTTTAACTTAGTAAGATATAGACTAAAGTCTAATGCCTCTTCTATTGCGTGTTCAATCCATTGTTCTGTTATTAGGTCGTTTCTGTCAAGGTCAGTTCCATACTTTTCAAAACCAATCCTTGCTCTATCTTTCAAACGATTAATAACATTCTCAACGACTGAATCATATTCATACTTATTCTCCATATCCTTTGTATTTTCTTACTTGTTCTTTAAGTTGTGCTCTCCATTTGATATCTACTGTACCATCATTTAAGATGTCTTCTACTAACTTAATAGTTTCAGCAGTTACAAACTTGCTTTCCTTAGGAACTACAGTAACCTTAACTTCTTTTTTAGTTGTCTTAGTTACATTTTCTGCCTTGTTGTCTAATTCTAAATTTTCCATAATTGTTGTTTTTATCTACCTTGTCTTCGGTATTGTTTTACATTTTTGTCTTTAGGTCCGTTTCTTTTCTTTGCCTTACCCAACCTTCTCTTCCCAAAATTGACCTTTTTGGTCATCCCAGATGCTGATTTTGCTTTCGCCATTGTCTAAAAATATTGTTAAATTAATTGTTCCGTCTGATACTTGTTGACATACAATAGATGTGCCACCGCACATACCTAAGTGAGTTAAGAACTCTATCTGTGATACACTTAATCTATCACCTATAGCTTTTATCTCACAAGCAATGAACTGACCATAGTTCTTATGGTAACCAATGATGTCAGGTAAACCTTTCTTACCAATGAAAGACCTTCCCTTAACTGCTAGGTTATTATTCCTCCATACTTCATAACCTAAACTATCTAAATATTCTAGCATCATCTTGGTTAAGTCACTTGCTGTTTTGTATGTCATATAAACGAAATTACATCAATTAATCGAAACGTATCATCTCCACAGTTGGAACTTTTACATATCTTATGCCCTCAACTATCTTAGTTTTACCCCATTTAAAGTGTCTTCTTGCCTTTATTCTAAGCATTTCAGCTCTTATAAAGTAAATCCTATCCTTAAGGTCAAAGTTGATAGCAAAGAACTCTACTCTTGTGTCTGCTATGCCACTAGGCTTACCATTATTCTCATATTCAAGCCACATGAATTTTTGCTTGAGTGCTTTTGGTTGTTGTATAACGAGGATTTTTGTGTTCCTAGCAAACAATAACAATGCCTGGTAAGTGCCATCTTTAGCCTTAGCTTGTTCTATGTCGAACTTACGAGTATTCTTATAGTTCCTATTTAAGTCCACTTCTCTTAGGTAGTTTTAGTTTCTTAGCATAAAAGAAAAGTGTTCTAGTACCCATACCGATACCAACTGCTATGTCTGTTATGTCGTTAAATCTAGCAGTATCATACCATGCTCTAGTTATAATACGCTGCTTCATGTTCTCGATGTTAAGGTCTTCGCCTTCTATTAAGTGAACATCGGTAGATTTTTGCTTCATAGTTATTTGTTTTGGTTATAGGTTTTGTTATAGTGCAGTTCTCCACTTCCTAATTTCCTATTAATTTCAAACGTTTCATCTAAATCGCAAGATTTATATCCAACTTCAAAAGCGGTAATTATCTGCTCTTTTTCTTTTTCTTTGGCAGCTAAGATTAATTTTTCAAACTCGTCTTTATGTACTACCCAACTATTCGTATTAATGGTTGGTTGTGCTTTCTTATAAAATAATATTTCAAATTCTTGCATTGCTGTTTTCATAGTTTATAGTTTATAGTCTTCAAATGTGGTTGTTTCTCCAATAAATCTAATAGGTATATTTCCAGTCTTACCATGTCTGTTCTTCTCTACCTTAACAATAACTAAATCGTCAGGATGGTATTCTTTACCACCTATTTCTACAGGCTCTTTCATCTCGTAGTAAGATGGTCGCATAAGCATAATAACAATGTCAGCGTCTTGTTCAATAGAACCTGATTCTCTTAGATCAGACAACATTGGTAGCTTATCAGCCCTTTCTTCAACCTTTCTAGATAACTGCGATAAAGCAATAATAGGTACTTCCAACTCTTTGGCTAAGGCTTTAAGGCTTCTGCTTATAAAACTTACTTCCTGCTCTCGGTTTTGGTTTTGTTTGCCTTGTCCACTCATAAGTTGAAGATAGTCTAGGAATATAACCTTAATGCCATACTTCTGCTTAAGAATAGTAGCCTTAGCTCTGAGTTGTGAGATACTGATTCCTCCAGTATCCTCTATGTAGATGGGTGCTGTGATTATCTTGTCATCTGTCTTTAAAAGTAGCTTACGTTCATAGTCATTTAAATTATTCGTTCTAAGGCGTTTTAAGGGCACTTGACTTGTTATTGACTCTAACCTTTCAACAAGCTGTTCGGAGCTCATTTCAAGGCTAAAAATAGCCGTAGGAACGCTATTTAAGATAGCTAAGTGGTAAACACTAGAAAGCATCATTGCTGTCTTACCAGCTCCTGGTCTAGCGGCTATAATACATAGGTCAGGTTTACACCATCCTGCTATGGTTTGGTTAAGCTCTTGGAATCCTGTATTAAATCCTAAAAGTTCGCCATTACTTGCTAAATCTCTAGCAAAGTTGATAGCCATAACTACGTCTGTTATGCTTTTTTCGTATAAATTACCATATTCAAGTAAACCTATGAGTTGACTATTTAGGTCAGAAAGTAAATCTATAGCTTGACTATCATTGTCAAGTAATTGATTCTCAGCTATTCTAAGCACTTTATAGGCTTCACGCTTCTTGTACATCTCAATAACAATCTCGATATGGGTGTTTATGTGGGCTGTTGATGTTACATTATCAGTTAACTTAGATAGGTAAAAAGCACCACCAACATCTTGTATGTCCTTATCTTGGGAAAGTTTTTGAGCTACAGTAGTAAGGTCTATAGATACATTGGTATCATACATCTCCTTGATAGCGTTAAAGATTTTTTGGTGCTTTAGATCGTAGAATATGTCAGTTTTTAGATGACCTATAACCAATGGAATAGTCCTTTTGTCTAAAAGTAATGCCCCAAGTATGTTAGATTCAATATCTAGAGCTTTTGGTAGGTTTATAGCTATCATAGATTTTCTATTTGGTATTTAACTTTTAACCAATAATCATTATAGCTAGGATTAGGACCTAAAGTATAGTCATATCTTTTAGTTGCTTCTAATAGTTCATCTACAGCTATTAAAGCACATTTTTTAGCTAAATTACAATCAATAGACATTTTATCTAAAGGAATAATTCGATAAAATTCATTTACTAACTTATCTGCTTTTTGTTTTGGTGTCATGTTATAGTTTTATTTTAGTAGTTACTCTGTTAGTAGGTACTTGATTAAATTCTTTAGGCTTAATTATCTCATCATAGAATGATTCGTTATTTAAGTAGGTATCAGGGTTTTTACGGTATTGTTTATCAGGTTGTGCAATCTTATATTCCTTAGTATGTTTTATAGCTTGTGTTCTTTGATTGTCAGTTAGCTTATTCCACTTATTTTGTAGTTTAGTTTTACTACCAACCTTCTTATCATATAAATCCCACCATGTATCAAACGATATATTTATAGATTTATTATTAATTGTATTATTAAGTATTGTATTATTATCCTCAGCCTTTTCCGAATACCCCTCTTCGATATTCCGAATACCTAGTTCTCTTTTCCGAATAGGTACTGTTGGTGTTAAAATCCTTTGTTTTACTTGTTTACCATCATACAAAAGAAAAGTAGTTATATAGCCTTTACTAACCAACTGGCTTACTAACTCACTAATCCTTGATGGACTTAACTGAAAAAACTCGGCAAAATACTTGTTACTCGCAAAGCAACCTTTCTCTTTATCTAAGCTATCTATTTCTACCAACAATAGCTTTTCCATCCATGTAAGGTTTTCGTCTAACCATACTTCTTTGGGAATCCAAACTCCCTTAAAATCTCTTTCCATAAAATAAAAGTGCCCTATCAAGTTCCCCCTACATTGCAGATAGGGGTTCGTATCAAGGGCAATAAGTTCTTAATGAGTCTGCAATACTCATGACAAATATACTAATTTGTCTTAACTATCCTAAATATCACATCTCTTTCATTGTGCTTAAATCTACGCTTCAGTAACGGATTAAGTGACTTCTTTATTGCGTCTTGTGTGATCCTTGTATTCCTTGCTGCATGAGCTAAAGATTTAAACAATACTTCACTTTTGTCGTCAACATAAATCATCCTCACTGGTACTGAGTTCTCTAATCCTGCAATTTCCATCATATCTTCTTGAATTTACTAATTATGGTTAATGTTACAAATAAAAATATTGCTAGTGGTATTGATATTACTATAAACTTTATCAACTCGTATAAAAATATTATCGTTTGTTTCATGTTTATATTTTAAAATAACCACCCCAAGTTCCCTAATTACTATATTGGTTAAAAATATTTAATATCTTGAGGTGGTCAAAGTTTTTATTTCTTTAAGTTAATCTTAAAGGTTGTAGTGCTAATTCTAGGAGCTGGGTGTACCATTTCCCCTGATTCAGGGTCAACCATAGAGGTTGGTAGTGTTCTAAGCATCTTCTCTCTTTCCTTGATAGCAAACTTCATAGACTCTAATTGGTCATTCATCTTGCTCCAAGTATAGTCTTGGTCATAGATATACTTAACTCCTGATTCAAACTTAGCCATTTCGCTTCCTAAGACCTCAGCCTTGCCTCCAGGATACTTACTAAGCTCATCTAGTACTAACTCCTTTAAATCGGCTCTAATGCCTTCTAAAAGCTGTACAACAGCCTCTGACTTAACGAGTAACTCTAATGGTGACTCACCAGTCTGTGTA